CAATTGGTTGTACGATAGATTTTAGGTGTGGGCTTATTCATTTGAGAATTATATTGTGGAATAAGCCTTTATAGATAGGTTTGTGCAACAAAGCCCCCCTGAAGCACAAGCAGGTTTTGTATGTGTCTGGAATAATCAATCATGGGAGTTGAAAGAAGATCACCGGGATAAAGTAGTGTATTCGACATTAGATCGAAGTGAATCAAAATTGGATTACATCGGATCAATTAAAGAAGGATATACATTACTTAAACCAAGTACAGAGTTTGACTCGTGGAATGGCACAGCATGGATCGACCTACGTACAGATCAGGAAAAGCTTGCTTATAACCGTTCTCAATATCCAAGCCTTACGCGCTACCAATTCTTGCGTTGTTTGCTAGAAAATGGATTTAAAGCAAGTGATATTGAAGCCCAAATTCAAACGATCGAAGATGAATTTAGCCGTGAACTCGCCCTACTTGGATTTAAAGAAGCGACAAACTTTGTACGTACAGATGAAAGTATTCTTGCAATGCAATCAGTTTTAAATTTGACCGATGAGCTAGTAGACGAGATGTGGAAAAATGCATTACGACTTTAATGACTATCGATGCTGGTAATAAGAGCCCTCACTTGAGGGCCCTAAATGTTAAGGGGCTATTGCTTTTTTAATCATAGGTGTCAAAAGTTTATTGCCATATTCACTTAAATGATTAGCATCTATATAAATTGGTCTTTGATTTATAGCATATATACACTTATCGCCCTTACACAAGGCTTGTGCTGAATCTAAAATATTAGCACCACAAGTAATTGAAGTTCTTTCTACAATTTTACGTATTTCTCCATGGCGATCTAAATATTCTGAATAAGGAGAAGAACTCCCTACATCTTTATTAGAAAGTAAATTTCTAGACATCATTTTAGGAATGCTATATTGGTAGTCTGGAATAGGTTGTAAAACAAAAACTGGGTTATGTTTAGTATATTTGCAAATTGTCTCTGCCATATCTTTTTCAAAAATTCTATATAGATTATTTGAGGTAGTATTTGTTGAATTCTTCATCTCCAAGCTATTCTCACCTTCTATGTAGAGCGCATATCTAGAAGCAATAATAATTGGGATATTTTCGTATTTTTTTGATTCAATTAGTTCAAATCTTAATTTATTTAAATTATAACAATTTTCATCGTAAAAAATTTTGTTTGATAGAACAGGGCATCCACCAGTTGAAACTACAACAACTCCTTCTTTGTTTAAGTCGTAAATAGTGGTTACTGCTGTGATAATTACATCTGCATGGCTATCACCAATGATGATAGTTTTGATGTTGTCTTTATTCCCAATAATGCATTCCTTAAATTGGCTATCACTTAACCCTGTATTACAATCATATGAGTTTCTATTATCTATTTCGTAGACAATTTTTTTAATTTCAGTGGAGTAGTGCCACTCAAACCCATTGGTTTCTTTAATTGCATACCCACAACCTAAAATAACTATGAAAATATATAAAGGCTGAACTTTATAAATTTCTTTCCAAGATGAATATCGAGGAAAGTTAAGCTTTTCAATGAATTGATAGCTTAAAAACCCAAGTAAAATTGATAGTGGGATTCCATATATCCACCAATCTTCAAATGCAAAGTAAGATCCGAAAACAACCAGTGGCCAATGCCAAACGTAAATAGAGTAAGACCATTTGCCCACGGAACCAAAAATTGGATTGTTAATTAGAAGATTGTTTTGGTAATTGCTAACAATAATGAGATAAGCACCAAATACTGGTATCAGTGCAATGTAACCAGGCCAAGGTGTGTCTTTAGATATTAAAAAATATGAAGTTACAATCAAGGTTAAACCCAGTGACTGTACAGTAATTTGATGTAGTTTGTTTTTGAGTGTCCAAGGATAAAGGAATGCTAATCCACCAAGTAGCATTTCCCAAGCGCGGCTCGTCAGTAAAAAATAAGCTGTTTTACTGTCTTTGTATGTAGCATAAACGCAATAGATAAAACTTGCTATAAATAGACAGATTACTACACGCTTAAGGTTGATAACACTTAGATGTTTTTTAAGGCCAAGAATGATAATTGGGAAGAAAATATAGAATTGCCATTCAACGGATAGAGACCAGGTATGGAGTAGCCATTTGGTATGCTCTGCAGTATCGAAGTATCCACCACCTTTCGCAAATAGATGATTTGAAATAAATAATGAACTTTTTTCAATTTGCTTGCCCAAATCACGATAGTCCGTGGGTATTAAATAGAACCAACCAAATACAAGTAAGCTGGCTGACATCGCTGCAAGAACAGGGATGATACGATTAGCTCGAGCATTGTAGAATTTAAATAAGTTAAAGGAACCTTTCTCTACACCATTAAAAATAATGGAAGTCATTAAAAAACCTGAAATGACAAAAAAAACATCAACCCCAGCAAATCCACCAGGTAACCCTTGTGGATTAAAGTGGAAGAGCACAACTGCAAGAACTGCAATTGACCGAAGTCCATTAATATCGTATCTAAAATTCATTTATAACTTCTTGCTAAATTATATGGCGCTAAAATTTCGACAATCTTATATTAAGTCAAACTGATAATGTAGCTTTTAAAGACTTATGTCTACTTACTTGGCGCAATAGTGAATAATGAAAATTGCTGATTAAATCGTAAAAATGAACCAAAATCTTAAACTGAGATTGCGGTTCATGAGCGATATTTTTTTACATGGGATTCAAAACGTCACGGTAGATGATGGTTCGCGCCCCATTACTACAGTTCGAAGTTCCACCATTGGTATCATTGGGTCGGCTCCTGAAGCTGATCCTCTAATTTTCCCACTCAATAAACCTGTACTGATTGCAGGCTCTCGAATTGAGGCAGCCAAACTGGGTGAGACTGGTACTTTACCCCAAGCCATTGATTCTATTTTTGATCAAGTTGGTGCTGTATTGGTGGTCGTGCGTATTGAAGAAGGTGAAACAGAGTCTGTAACCTTGGCCAATGTCTTGGGTGGCGTTGATGCAAATACGGGTACGTATGAAGGAGTACATGCTTTCTTAGCCGCAGAAAACATTGTTGGCTTTGTACCTAAAATTTTAATTGCACCAGGATATACGCATACACGCACTGCAGCAGTTGGCCAAACGCCTGCAACCTCAAATCCAGTCGTGGCTGAACTGAATGGTATCGCTGAACGCTTAAAAGCAATTATTGTTGCTGATGGTCCGAATACCAATGATGCGGATGCAATTGCATACTCAAAAGACTTCGGCTCAAAGCGCGTTTTCTTGGTTGATCCTAAAGTATTAAAAACGGTTGATGGTGCAACTTCTTCAGAGTGGTCGAGTGCCTGCGTTGCTGGTCTGATTGCTAAATCAGATAATGAGCGCGGATGGTGGTGGTCGCCATCGAACCAAGAAATTAACGGCATTATTGGTACATCACGCGCCATTGATTTTGCAATGGGTGATGCGAGCTGCCGTGCAAATTTACTGAATGAAAACAACGTCGGCACGATTATTCGGCAAAATGGTTATCGCCTTTGGGGTACCGTACATTGTCGGCTGATCCAAAATGGACATTCCTGTGTGTTGTCCGTACAGCAGACATGATTGATGAATCATTAAAAGCTGCGCATTTATGGGCTGTAGACCGCGGCATTACTAAAACGTATGTCTCGGATGTGATTGAAGGCGTGAATGCATATTTACGTTATTTAACCAATATTGAAGCTATTTTGGGCGGTTCTTGTTGGGCAGATCCTGATCTAAATTCAGCAGATCAAATTGCACAAGGGAAGGTGTATTTTGATTTTGACTTCACACCTGTATATCCAGCAGAACACGTCATTTTCCGTTCTCACTTAGTCAACGACTATATCAAAGAGATTTTTTCTTAAGGAGTATTTGAAATGGGTGTAGCACAAGATATTCGCAAGAATTTTAATCTCTTTGCCGATGGTAAAGGTTACGCAGGCAATACTGACGAAGCCAATATGCCAGAGCTTGCACTTCAAACTGAAGAGTTTCGAGCTGGCGGAATGGATGCACCAATCGATATCACCATGGGGATGGAAAAGCTAACAGCAGATTTCACGTTGAACTCGCATAGTAAAGACATATTGTCGTTGTTTGGAATTAAAGAAGGCAGTACCACATCATTTACCGTGCGTGAAGCGATGGAGTCATTTGACGGAACTGTAACACCTGTCGTGCATAACCTCACAGGGAAAATCGTCAAGATCAGTCAGGGCACGTCCAAGGCTGGCGAAGCACCAAAAGATAAATATGATTTGTCTTTGACTTATTACAAGCAAACGATTGGCGGCACCATTGTTCATGAAATTGATGTGATCAACATGGTTCGTATTATTAATGGCACAGATGTATTAGCGGATATTCGCTCAGCGTTAGGAATGTAAAATGACAACTAAACCAAACTATATTCAAGAAGAAGAAGGCATCAATCTGATTACTTTAAGTCGTGCCTATGATGGGATCAATCAGATTCAAATGCGTGAACCTACGGTACAAGACCTACTCTCAGCAGAGCTGCAAAGTAAGGGTAAATCTGATGCTGAGCAAGAAATTACGATGTTCGTAAACCTATGTGAGATTGCGCCCGACTTTATTAAAAAATTAGGCTTAAAAGACTATAAGCGTATTCAAGGTGCATATCGACTTTTTACAGAATAAGTGCAAATGACATTCGACAAATGGTGATTGCACTGTCGTCGTTTACCTCATGGCCGCTGTCTGAAATTGAGAATTTACCCATTTCTAAGTTGTTATGGTGGTGCGATGGATTACCGAGAGAAACCGCTTAAATGCGGTTTTTCTTTGCATAAGTGAATAATGAAAAAACACCCATAAAAATATCAAAATTGCATATTGGTCTGAGTGTGCTCTATGTAATGGCAAACAAGAAATTAAGTGCAATTATTACAATTGGTGGTGAAGTCGCAGGTTCTCTGCGAACAGCCATTGGTAGTACGACTACCCAATTAGGGAAAATTGGCTCAGAAATTAAAAGGGTCAAAAAGAATCAAGCCATGCTAAGTGAGTCAATCCGGACCTTTGGCAGTATGGGAAAGAATGTCGATAATTTGCGTGCACGTTATTCGAGTGTGACGGATGAATTAAACTGGCTCACCAAATCGCAAGAAAATTTGAATCGGGTTGAATCAGCACGTCTTAGAAATCAAGAAAAGTTCCAAGCACTCAAAAGCCAAATCGGTGCAACGGTTGCAACTGCTGTGACTTTTGGTGCACCTATTGTCATGGCGGCTAATTTTGAAACTTCGATGTTGACAGTCGCAAAGCAAATGGATGGAGCGAGAGACGATGCCGGTAATCTGACAAAAGAATACTACGCAATGGAACAACAAATTAAAGTTCTAGGGCGTGAATTTCCAACAGCTATTGGTGATATTGCGCAAGGCGTTGGTAATGCGTTCAAACAAGGTGTAGCTAAAAACGAAGTTATCAATTTTACTCGAACAATGCTCAAAATGGCCGATGCCATGGAGTTGCCAGTAGAGCAGCTTACCGAGGACATGGGCAAAATTGGTATCATGTATAAGCGTGCTAACGAGGATATTGGAGACCTAGCGGACACAATTAACTATCTCGATGACAATGCACTCTCAACATCTGGCGATATAATCGGATTTATGAAGCGTGTCGGCGGTACGGCTTCCATGGTAAAAATTGCTGATAAGCAGGTGGCTGCTATCGGCTCAACTTTCCTTACCCTTGGTGAGAGAGAGGAAACGGCAGCAACCGCATTTAATGCTGTTTTGTCTAAACTTGGCGCTGCAAATACCCAGTCAAAACCATTTCTAGCTATGCTTGATCAAATCGGGATTAAGTCCTATGAAATCGGCAATATGATGCAGAAAGATGCAATGGGCGGCATTTTTACAGTAATGGACGCTATTGATAAGCTCCCAGATGAAAGTAAGCCCAAGAAGATATGGATTGAGGCTAAGCTTGGGAAAAATGGAAAGGTATTAAAACCGGGCCACTTTGCTGAAGAAATCATGTCTTCAAAAACCGATGCTATTGCAACGCTTTTTGGTGCTGAACACTGGGATACTTTTGCAAAGATAAAACAAAACCGAGCAAAACTTGAGAAGCAACTAGCATGGGCAAATGATGGTGCTGCAAAAGGTTCTGTTAATAAGGAATATTTAGCACGCTTAAAAACCACAAATGCACAATGGGGCATCGCAAAAAACCATGTAGTGGAACTAGGTATCAATATTGGTTCGGTACTTTTACCAGCGGTGAACAGTATCCTTGGTGGTATTGGTTCGGTAGTTTCCGCAATTGCTGATGCTACGCAAGCCTTCCCAACACTAACAAAAGTTATTGTCAGTGCAGCTGTTGCTTTTGGTGCATTTAAAATAGGTTTATTAGCCGTACGGCTGGCGATGCTTGCAAGTAAATCGCCTTTGCTTGCTACGACTGGTTTATTTGCCCGCTTACAGGCTGGTGCCGCAATGTCGCGTTTGTCATTCGCGCGTTTCATCCCAGTGATTAAACAAATTGGGCTTGCCTTAGTCCGTACCCCTTGGGGAGTCGTTGCCGCAGCGGCAATTGCTGCAGGTGTGATGATCTATAAATATTGGGATCGAATTAAGGCATTTTTCAGTGGTTTCTGGACGGGTTTAAAACAAGGTCTTGAACCAGCAATCAAATCCTTTACTGATTTGTATAAGTCGATGACGTGGTTGGAGCCTGTAATTGAAATGATTGGTAATGGCATTGGAATGGTCTATGACTGGTTTATGAAGCTTATAGCCCCAACCAAGGCCACAGATGAACAGTTAAGAAATGCTACAAGTGCGGGTGAATCTTTTGGCAAGATTGTTGGTGGAGCAATAAACATTGTTTTGACACCTTTGCAACTGGTTGTTGATGCTTTCAAATGGGTGAATGACAATATTGCTGGAATTATAGGTAAAGTTGGACAGTATTTGCAGGTTGGTAGCAGTATTCAGACACAGATAAACAGAAATCATGGTCCAGATGGTAGTTTTTGGGGTAAAGCAAAGGATTGGGGGTATGTTGCTGGTGTGTTTGATAAGCCGTCCGAGGCGACACAAAAAGCAGCAAAAGCTACTGACTCAAATAGAGTCCCATATCGTACTGGGCCAGCTCCTCAGATTCGTGGTGCAAACACCAAGAGTATTGCGCCACAGCAACACATCACACAGTCTTTCACTGTGACCGCTGCACCAGGACAAAATCCAAATGAAATTGCCAATTTGGTGATGCAAAAACTGAAGAGTGCGAATGCTGTTGCCCAACGTGGCTCAATGATCGATGCGGGGTATAGTCAATAATGGATGGTCAGATCTACGGCACATTTCTAACGATGATGCGACTGGGCTCATATAAGTTCTGTATCTATACCGCGGCTTATCAGGAGCTAAATCGCACCACAAATTATAAGTGGGGCGAACAAGCAGTATTTGGGGATTGGGACAATTTACAGTTTTTAGGGCCAGGTGAAGATACGCAGTCATTAACAGGCGTGGTTTATCCTGAGTTTAAGGGTGGCACTGGCCAGATTGATGAACTTCGTGCTTTGGCTGCGACAGGTATTCCACAATTGTTGATCAGCGGCACAGGCAAGATCTTGGGCTATTGGGTGATTAATAGCATTACAGAGGGTCAGACCAAGTTTGCTGCATTTGGTGTGCCGCGCCGTCAAGAATTTACAATCAATATGCGCAAATACTCAGATAGTCCAGCACGTTTGGGTTTGCTGTCTGGAATCATGAATGCAGTAGGGTTTTAACATGGCTCAATATTTAACTAAAGCTGGCGATACGCTGGATGAAATCGCTTATCGATACTATGGCAATACCAATAACAAAGTGGTTGAGCGCATTCTAGAAGTGAACTTTGGGATATCTCAATATGAGGCGCTATTGCCCGCAGGTGTGCTGATTGAATTACCCGAAGTACAACAGAGCACCGAGACGCGCAAGGTGAAATTATGGGACTAATACCATGTTTTTCTGTAATGGCGAATGGTGCAGATATTACAACATTGATTGCAGATCTATATGAGTCAATTTCAGTCACAGATGGCACAGGCTATGAGTCAGATACTTGTGAGATTTCGCTTATAGATGATCCGATCAAGCCGATTGAGTTGCCTAAAAAAGGTGCTGAATTAAGAATCTCTATGGGCTATGGCTACAATATGACAGATATGGGATTATTTATTGTCAGTGAAATATCGTTATCAGGTCCACCTGAAAAAATGGTGATCCGTGGCCGTGCGCTGCCGCAATTGACCAGTAAAAGCGGAATGACATCGTTATCGTCACAAAAAATACGCTCATGGCCGAAAGGTACGACTATCACTGCTGTCGTGACGAAGATTGCAAGAGAACATGGTTTAGAGCCTATTGTGAGTAAATCGGTGTCGGCTCTAAAGCTTCCTCATTTTGATCAGTCGGATGAGTCGGATATGAACTTTTTAATGCGAATAGCCAAAAGATACGATGTGGTGTGTAAACCTGCAGGTGGGAAACTGCTATTCGTTAAGCGCGGTGAAATTGAATTGCCGAGTTTAACTTTAGCAAAGCAGCAGGTGAGTGATTGGGAAATGACGTCCAGTACAAGCGATAGTGTCGGGACCGCGATCGCATATTGGCATGATAAAAAGGGCGCCAAAAAGCATGAGGTAAAAGTTGGTGAGGGAGAGCCAGTCAAAAGACTTAGGCACATTTATCAAGATGCTAAAAGTGCGCAGTCAGCTGCTCAAGCATCTTTAGATCAATCACGCCGTGGTGAAGAGCGATTGAGTTTAAATTTACCAGGTAATCCTGAAATCTCAGCCGAGAAGCCGCTTACTCTTGTGGGGTTTCGCGGGGGGATTGCGGGGGATTGGATTATTGAGCAAACCACACATAGCATTGATAAATTGGTTGGATTTAAGACGAGTATTGAGGCTGTGAAAAGTTTAGATGGTGAATAGTCACAGTAGAATTTGCTTTCCACCTACATATTTTACAAAATTTTTTTAATTTTATATTTAAAATTAATAATTTAAATTGAGTTTTATTGATTTTTTTTATTTTTCCCAAAAGAAAAGGGGATAATAAATTATCCCCTTCAGTTGTTACGAACTATTAGAAGTTGTAACGAATACCTAATGAATAGTCATGTGAAGTTAGGTCAGCTGTACTCTTTAAGTCAAAACCACCTAATTGGACATTTTTGTTCTTAAATTCAATTTCGCCAGCATCTACATAGCGGTAAGCTAGATCAAGAGCAACATTTTCAGTTACTTTATAAGCTACACCAGCACCAGCTGACCAAGTGAAACTGTTACTTGTATCAGATAATCCTAAGTTAATATCTGGAGCAAGCTCTGGGTTTAATTTCTGCTCATTTTTAATACGAGTTATACCAGCACCAGCGCTTACGTATGGTGTAAATTTAGATGTGTTTTTAAAGTCATAGTAAGCATTAAGCATTAAAGACTGTGTGCGAAGTTCATTAATAAAGAAACTTGGCATCCCTTCTGGAATTTCGATTGGTTGTGGATTACCGTTAAAATCAATGGTTGCTTTATTTATATTAGAGCTAAATTGAGCTTTGTCTTTGTATGTATATTCCAATTCAGCGCGAGCGTTCACTTTACTGATTTTGCTGAAATCGAAGCCGATAGCAGCAGAGATGCTTGGATAGATGCTTTTATCAGCATCATCATTATGTAAAGTTTGTTTGATTTCTAAGTCACCTTCAGCCTGAGATAGTTGATCTTTACTATTGTCGAATTTGGTATCGCTGATACCTGCTTTAAGCGAAGTATAGAAACCGTTGTCAGCATAAGCTAAGCTTGAAAACGAAATAGCTGTAACTAAGAGTAATTGTTTCATCATGTAACTCAACTGTAATTATTGTGCAAATAATATCGTATTTTTTATGCACTTCTATTGCATTTTGTTACATATTTAGTCTCATTGCTCTAATTTTTTGTGATTCATTTCTAGTAATTTGGGATAAGTGAGATATGGTAAAGTTGCTGAGCCGTGAGGCTCTATATTTTTGTTTTTTGCGAATGTAAATCTAATATTTATAATGAGGAACCAGTGAAAAATAGTAATGAAGACGAAAATAAAAAGTCTATTAATCTTGAACTTTTTCTTTTTACACCTGATGGAAATAAAGCTGTATTAGAATATATGCGTAATCTCACTCCACAAGTATTAGTTGGAGGAGTTTGGATACTGTTTGTAGTACGTAGCAATTCAGTGAGTAACTTTACATTATGGCTAGTTACTATAGGAATGACATTTATATTTTTTTATATTTTTCTTGCGAATATATTTCATTTTATTCAACAAATTACAGATCATATGAATAAAGTTGTTAAAAACATTCCTAATTATAAACAATGTGATGATCTATATAGTTTTAGAGTATGGAGTAGACATCTTTTTACAACATTGGTTTTAATTGCTAAAAATAAAAAAATTCTATTAGTGGAGTTTATTTTAGCAATTGTTTTTTTGCTCATACCAACAGTAATTGTACTTTTTGCATCAAAAAATGCAGCAGAACAACTATTTAAAAATCTTTTTGGGGTATGAGTGTATTATTTCTTTTTCTTCGGGCACTTCTTACCATTTCCACCTGGCAAGCAATCACATGCTTGGCCATCGCCGTCGCGGTCTAAACTTTTCCAGCCTGTTTGTCCTGATTTTTTGCGTTGTTCATACCATTTCTGTGCTTGCTGCTGTGTAGAAAAGTCAGCGCACTTTTTTACATAAACTTGGATGGAAGTGAACCACAAAACTAAAATAAGCAAAAATTTCATAATTTCTATTTGAGTTGATAGCGTCTTTTATAAAAATTTAATTGTAGTATATTTAATGTATTGTTTATTAGAAATTTATCATAAAAAATTAAGGGTTATGATGTGAAAAAAATACTTATCTTGAGTCTAATTTCAATGGGGATTGGTCACGTAGCATACGCTGAAACGCTTATACCACGCAGTATGGCAGGTGACAAAGGTAAATATTATCTAATTGAATCCAAGCGTAGTAGCAATGTTGTTACTGCAGTTCATAAGCGTATAGGTGTTTACGATACCTATTACACTAAGACAGAAACTAACTGCTCTACTATGAAAATGCGTGAAATAGGCGGTAGTGATGTCTCTGTGAAAGCGATCAAGGTCAACTCGACGAAATGGTTTGATTTAGTTCCTGGTTCAAGTAAGAGCGATCCAGCAAATTTTGTGTGTAAAAAAACAAATAGGTTACTTCTTTTCTTAAGAAATTATTGGTTGTGTTCCCCCGATTGGTAATTAATCTTATCAATCTGGATAGGAGGAATAATGGGTTTTAATTTTAGAAAAAGTCTAAAGATAGCACCGGGTGTACGTTTAAATATTACGAAAAAGGGTGTTTCTAGTGTTTCGCTTGGCGGTAAGGGCGCACGTGTGAACCTTGGAAAAAAGGGAACAAGAACAACAGTTGGAATGCCTGGTACAGGTCTTTCATATAGCAGCTTTAGCCCTAAGCAGGTAAAGAAGGAAACTGCTAGAAGTGAGCCTGTAAGGTCTAGCATGCAAATGAATATATTTCCTATAGGAACACAAGTTCCTCCACCTTTACCATTTATGTCAAAGTTTGAGCGGAAGGTTTCGATTCTTTTAGGCATTGGAATCTTTCTGATGCCGTATATTTTTGCATGGTTTACTTTGCGTGAAGGCTATTCAAAGTCTGCAAGGTTTATAAGTTTCGGATGGTTTGTATTCATAGTTTATTTGAGTATGCAACAATCTTGAGTAATGCCTAATGAAAAAAATATGTCTACAACTATCTCTAATCCTGTTGTCATCATTTAGTTATGCTTTTGATGGCTTAGAATTAAACGAAGAAGAGTTTCATCCGCTAGCAAAGAAATATGTAAATACTGAAACTCTCAATGTTAGAAACAAGCCTGAAAATGGGGAAATTGTAGAAAAGTTAGCAAGAGGCGATGCCGTTCTAATTTATGATAGAAAAGATAATTGGGAAGGATTATCAAAAGAGTTTGAGAGTCCTAAATGGGTTTTATCCAAATATTTATGCACATTTGAAAACTGCTTTCTTAAAGGTGATCTGTACTCAAAAAGTGCAGTGAAAAATAATTATTCCCGACATATAAAGAGTCAACCAACTACTAAAATTAAAAAAACATATTCTAGTAGTTGTTCCTGTGGTTCAGGATCGTATTGTTATGGTCCAAGAGGGGGGGGGCGATATTGTTACACTTCTGGTGGGAATAAGAGTTACCGTTAAAAATAAAGAAGCACCTTAAGGTGCTTTTTGGAATTAAATTTCTATGATTCAGGATATGAAGTTATTTGTGCAAAATAGGTAGGCATAAACCATTCTCTGACTAATTCTTCATACATATTTGCTAAGTTTGTTAGTCTGAACCAAATGCATTCTGAACAATAAATGGCTTTGTTGCACAAAGATTTAAAAGATAACACTCTGCTCATTTGAACAGAATTCAAATGACAACTTGGGTATGAGGACGACCTAATTCTGTAAA